ACGCAGAGACCGGCGAGATGCGCATGCTGTCTCCTGACAGGCCACTGACGGTCACATCCCTTTCCAACCCGAAGGATATCGTAGCCGCCAACGAGAGCATGGACGGCATGCGTGGCCAGCTCCTGGAAGAGGTCAGCAACAGCGTCTCCTACGCCGAGGGCACTCCCATGGAGCCTACATCAGGAGACGTCTATATAGGCCGCGACGGTAACCAGTACGTGGTGTTGGACACCTTCAACCAGGAAAGTGGAACCGTAGAACATCACAAGGTAGAGGTAAAGCCAGACGGCAGCTTCGATTATGAGAAGACATTACCATTCGACCTGGAGGAGTATCGTCAGGCGAAGAGCGACGAGATTGAGGCAAGGGAAGAAGCGGAGGCAGCACCCGTGTCTGCTGAGAGAGAGACGCCGGCAGTAGAGGAACAGCCCGCACCGGAGCCGTGGCCGGAAGAGCCGCCGTCTGCAGAGAGCGCTATTCGAGCTGAAGAAGTTGCTGCACCTGCACCTGAGGCTGGCGCACCTAAGAGAGGCACCGGGATCCCCACCGATGAGCAGGGACGCCCGCAATACGAGCAGGCATCCGTTGAGGATACCAAGGCAGACCTTGTAGGCAAGTATGGTGACGAGATCACCGGACAGATGGTGGACCAGATGGTCGCCTCCAGTGCCAAGGCCGTCGACGACCTGGAGAAGCAAGACCTGACAGGTGTCACCGACATGTCAGAACTCGCACAGCACTACGATGATCTGATCGCCGCCAGGAAGAAGAAGGAATACTGGGAGCAGGTACGGGAGTCCTTGAAGGCGCCGGAAGAGAAGCCGGCGGAACCCGCCACGGAAGAGAGGCCTGCAGAACCTATTGCAGAAGAGAAACCGGCAGCACAGGAGGAAGCTCCGGCAGCCGAGCAGCCTGCCGCCCAGGAAGAAAAGCCGCAGGGTGAACGGCAGACTGCTGCAGAAGTGAAGCCCGCTACACCAGCCGAGCCTGTAGAGGATAAGAAGGCTGAGGCTATCAAGGAGCGTCGCAAGAAGCTCGAATATGCATACCGGACCAGCCGTCACAGGAAGATGCTTGTCGGTGTCCTCGACGAAGGTGAGCAGGCCGAGCTGCTCGCTGCCAATGAGAAGGTAGAGAGGCTACGCGCTCAGATGGCTGCAGACTCCAAGTCGTTCACCAGCTATCTCAACAAGAAGTATGCCGGTGAGGATATGAGCGACCTGGATGTCCGCAGAAGATACAACGCCGAGATGGACGAGCACTCGCGCCGCTGGGAGGAGGCCAACGGGCTTCTGAAAGCTATTGATGCCGAGTCGGAACTCGTCAGCCGTCTCAGCGATAAGCATATGGAGGATCTGTTCGGCGCCGAGGCAAATGAGCGTACGAGGATCATCGGCGACAACCATGGGGCGAAGCGCTTCGAGAAGGCCAAGGAAGCCTACAGGGGTACCGAGGCTGAGGCGCTGTTCGGTGACGACACCCCGCTTGACGTATACGAGTTCGTCAGTCAGAACATGCCGAAGAACATCAGCTGGGAGGATATCGAGGTCGGTGGCCGTATTAAGAGAGGCCTTGCCAGCGAGCTTGGCTGGAAGGGTACGAAGCGTGGCATCGGCCGCGACAAGTCCACCAATGCCTTCAACTCCTTCCTGGCGAAGAAGGGCGAGGGCATCAGCCTGCAGGATGCCGTGCACCAGCTGTTCACTGCCTGCGACGGCAAGTACAGCGATAGCGACATCCGCAACGCACTCCTCGACATGTTCCTGAATGCATCCAAGCCGAGTGATATCACCGATGCCTGGGTCAACGAGCGTATCAGCGCCGCCGAGAGCATTATCGCCGGTGCGAAGGAGAAAGAGTTGGCAGACTACGAGGAATACCTGGCACAGACCGGTATGCGCTTCAGCAATAAGAGACGCCTGAATACTCCCGACGCTATCAACAGGGTGTACCTCGCCCGCCGTCGCGAGATCAACCGCGACCTGATGGATGCCAGATGGCGTCTGGTGAGAGAGGAGGCACGCCTGCAGTCGATGAAGGCCGCAGCACCGGAGGAGGGTACCATGTTCCCGGATGTGGAGGCAGACCTGAGTGATGCCAACAAGGAGCGTATCCTGAAGCCCATGCGTGACGAGGTGGCCTACTACGAGCGCCTGGCCGAGACGAACGAGCGTGAGCGCCTGAAGGCATTACGCGACGCCCGCGACGCCGACAAGCGCCAGACGGAGATGTCGTTTGCAGACCGCCTGGAGGAGCAGAAGTCCGCCACTGATACCAACCCGTCCATTGCACAGAAGGCTGCCGGCAACTACCGGAAGGGCCGCCTGTCGTTCGGTGGCTATGATTTCGTCATCGAGAACCCGAAGGGCAGCGAGCGCTCCGGCGTCGACGCCGAAGGCAACGAGTGGAGTCAGGAGATGAACAACACCTACGGCTACATCCGTGGCCGCAAGGGCCGCGACGGCGATGCCATCGACATGTTCATCAACGACAACGCCGACCTGGACAACTGGGATGGCACCGTATACGTCGTCGACCAGGTGAAGCCCGACGGTACCTTCGACGAGCATAAGGTGATGTATGGCTTTGGCAGCGAGGAGGAGGCCCGCCAGGCATACCTCAGCAACTACGAGCCTGGCTGGAAGGGACTCGGCAAGATCACCGGCGTCGACAAGGCCACCTTCGACAAGTGGCTGGAGTCCTCCGCCCGGAAGGTGAAGCCGTTTGCCGAGCATGCGACGGTGCTCAGCGCCCTTGGCAAGCATCCATGGGGAGCAGAGGAGGAGGCACGCCGTGCGCCACTCCGCAAGAGACTCGACAAGTGGACCGGCAAGGGTGGCATCAAGGTGAACATCGTGGAGAGCGCCGACGAGGTTTCCAATGCTGAGGCCCTGGCCCGCATCGAGGCCGGCGAAGACGTACGCGGATGGTTCGACACCGTCACGAAGGAAGCCTACATCTATATGCCGAACATCAAGGATGCGAAGCAACTCGACAGGGCGTTCCTCCATGAGGTGGTATCGCACAAGGGCCTGCGCAGCCTGCTGGGCGACAAGGTATACAACCAGCTGTGTGACGCCGTCTTTGACAGCATGTCGTACGAGGCCAGGAAGGAATACCTCAGCTATGCTAACGTCTCAACGATGGGCGGCCTGGCTGCACAGCGTGCTGCCGCCGACGAATACATGGCACACCTGGCAGAAGACTCGTCGCTGTCGAAGAGCACCTGGCAGAAGATCGTACAATGGGTTAAGGACAAGATCCGTGAGAGATTCGGCGACGAAGAGCTGCTCGTCAGCGACGGCGACATCGAGAAGCTGCTGCGTGCGTCGTACAAGAATTTGCGACACGAGAACCGCGAGCGTGCCGTCAGGGAGATCAGCAAGGAGACGGAAGGCCAGATGGACGGACATGCAACACGCATGTCGACGTCCTCCATTATCGAGGGCGGCGGCTTCAAGGCCGGCGTCGCCGATGATGACGGCAACATATCACCGATGACGGACAAGGAAGGCAACATGGTCATCCAGATGGGTGACAAGACCTTCAGTGCGAAGATGCCGGTGACGCTCCGCGACATCAAGGCAGACAAGAATAGCGCACTCAACATCATGCTGAAGTTTGCTGTCGAGGATGCGAAGACTGTCTCGAAGGAGCGTGCCGACCTGATACGTCAGAAGTATGCCGACATCATCAATATGTACCTGAAGGCCGGCGCCGCTGAGAACGGCGGTCCGGAGGCCGGCACGAACGGCAAGTGGCTGTGGCTGGGTGAGACGGTGTTCCGTACCATTGCCACCAACGGTGACAAGCAGTACAGCTACTCCGCCGACATCACCCGTGTCTGCAAGAAGAACGAGGCCGTCATCCGTGCTATCTCCGCGCTGCAGCAGGCGCAGGGCTACGGTGCCACGCCGTCACAGATCATGGATATCTACGAGGCTACTCGCGTCGAGGGATACCAGGTGCCGTGTCCGGTGTGCTACGTCTTCTCCCGCTACCTCCGCAACGGCAAGTACGCCAGCGCTGCTATCAATGGCATGCGCAAGTATGGCGAGCACCTGCCCGGCGGTAGTGATCCCTGGACACTCGAACAGTGGCTCACAGAGTTCGAGGCACGTGGAGGCGAGAAGAGCGACAAGAAGCTGCAGGCAAGCATCGGCCAGTCGAATGAGGATATCAGCCGTCTGCTGAAGGCTATCGACAGACGTGGCATGAAGGTTCTCGACCCGAAGACCAGCGAGGAAGAGAAGGAGAAGCTGCGCAAGGAGATCGAGCAGCTCGATGAGCAATACCGTGCAGCCCTGGACGTCAGCAACCAGCAGTCTCTCACCAACTGGATAAAGACCTTCGCCATCCAGAGCGTGGACGGAGAATGGCAGATGCGTCCCGATGCCAGGAAGCCTGAGGACATGAAGGACTTCGAGGACAACGCCCTCGACATCCGTCGTGTTGCAGAGACCATGCGAAAGTATCCTGCTATCCAGCGTCTGCGAAAGTCCGGCGGCGCCTCTGCCGGTAAGGAGATCACCTTCGAGTCCAACAACGAGCTGGGCGAGGTCATCTCCGGTGTCGGCACATCCAATCCTTCGGAGTCTATCAACTGGTTCAAGGCAGCTGCAGAAGCGAAGACAGATGCAGAGCGTGCACAGTACATGGAGAAGGCAAAGGCCAGGTTCTTGAACTCCGTGCGCTATGCACAGCAACAGAGCCTGCGCGGCGGCCAGCGTATGTGGTCGTGGTCCGACAACATCGAGGCGCTGTCACCGGACGTCGCCGTGAACCTGATGCAGATGGAGATGCTCGGCGGTGCGCTGCAGGCATACTCCAAGCAGCTGGAGGGCGTTGCCCTGGCTGCCTCCATGGGCGGCTATGTCAATGGCTCGCTGATGGCAAAGGACAGCGGCTGGCGTGAGGTCACGGAGGATATGATAGAGCGTCGCGGCGAGAAGATAGTGCTTCGCGAGGACATCGGCGAGACTATTATGGAGCCGACGCTGCAGGGCTGGCGCCGCCGCGAGCGTGTGCTCGCCAAGGCCGGCTCCCCGATCTACGAGGAGAACGGCAAGCGCTACGTCCTGATCTTCGACGACATCATCGGCATCGATCCCTATGGACGCACCGATGAGAACGGCAACCACCTGATGGGACTGTTCGACCTGAACGACCAGTACGACCGTGCAGGAAACATCATCGTCGGCATGAACGACAGACACGTCCGTGCCAGCATGTCTGACGACCGTGTCTTCTTCATCATCCCGTGGCATGCCTCCGGACAGAGCGTGCATATCCTGAACAGCATGCTCGGTTTCCTCGGTACCAACCTGGAGCACTTCAGTCCTGTCGACTACACGAAGATGCAGGAGGAGAAGAACTACGGCGTGAAGAACAAGGAAGGCAAATACCCGAAGGTTCCAGCCCGCCTGGTGAACATCTGGGAGAAGTATCGCAACGAGAGCAACTGGGCAAGTGGCATCGGCGCCATCGCCTCCGGTGACGGCAAGGGTGGTCTGTCTAAGCAGCAGTGGGAATACCGCCGTCTGCGCGATGCAATCTTCGACGGCACCATTGACAGCGACCCGAAGTCGCTGAGGAAGGTGAAGGCCGACGAGTTCCTGAGCCAGGTATACGAGAAGGTGAAGGCTCATGGAGGCTCGATGACGTCTGCCGACAAGGAGTTCATCTATCCCTACGAGTACTGGGATGAGAAGAGTACATACGACAACGCCGACGTGAACGGCGAACGCTACCTGGAGTATTGCAGACGCCTGGGCTTCCGTCCGAAGTTCACCGGCAAGTGGGGTGACGGCAACAAGTGGACGAACGAAGGCAACTTCGCTGAAGACCACGGATACTGGAAGCTGCTCATCGACCGTCGTATGTACGACCGCAACGGCAGGTTCCAGGATCTTACTCCGACAAACTCGGAGGGCTTCACGCCAGATCTCGTGGACCCGGTAGTCACCGGCAGCCGCTATGTACGCACACAGGTTGCAGATCCGGAGGGCACGCGCCGCATTGTCGGCCGTGTACTGAAGCTGCAGGAGGAGCGTGCCGAGCTGACTGGCGGCGGCGTTCCGCAGGCCAACTACGATATGACGATGCGAGAGGCCGTCGGCACCTACAGGCAATCGCGTTCCGGCATCAAGATCACGGATGCCGACTACCAGCACAAGACGTATGACGATCCCGAAGGTGGACATATCAGACTGTCTGTTGTGACAGACAAGAAGGAGGTCGAGCGCCTGGAGAAAGAGCCGAAGGTGAGGCGCTACCGTGCAATGGCAGAGATCGACGGTAAGCTGTATCCACCAATGTCCGTGAAGGTAGACGGAGCTATGCGTGAGCCTACGGAGATCGGTGTCTGGGAAAGAAGTGATGAGACGCCGTTCGAGTTCACCGACGAGCAGAAGGCTGCCATGGATGCGCTGGACAAGAAGGCCGGCAAGGGTGACGTCGCCATCATTCCTGGCAAGCTGCGCTATCACAAGAGCGGAAAGACTCCGTACGACCCGGAGACCGGCAAGGGTAGCAAGGGAACGCTGCAGTTCCGCCTGCGCAAAGATAACGACACCGACGTCTGGGCCGCATACAATCCCTACTTCCATACCTCCACCAGGGGGATGAACGACCAGTTCACGTCGGCCTACAGCCGTCCGAACCTTGTGGTGGCAGAAGTGGAGATTCCTGCCGAGGAGACGACGAATGCCTACAAGGCTCCCTACGCAAAGGACAGCACTGGAGATGTTGAATGGCACAGCGGAAATGTAAATGGTGCCCTGCCGAAGGACCGTCAACGTACTGTTACGCTGTCCAGGTACGCAAAGGTATTGCGTGTCGTGCCTGACGAAGAGGTTGCCAAGGGTATTGCTGAGCAGCTTGAAGGTCTTGACATGGAGGTTCCGTTCAACGTGGTGACACCTTCGCTGCGTGACGAGCTGGTGAAGCTTGGAGTGAAGATTGGACCCCCTGAGAAGGGCAATGCCGGCGCTGCTGCAATTCCAGCTTACGAACAGTGGCTGGAGGATGGTGGCAACAACTCCGGCAAGGAAGGTGCCGTCCGCTTCAGCATTGGCAAGAACGGCCGACAGCTGCAGCTGTTCGACGAAGGGGAGATGACAGGTGGCATGATTCCGCGTGAAGGCAACCTGTTCGACCAGAAGAACGAGGAAGGCCGGCAGGTGGATATGTTCGAGCAGGCCGCCCGCATCAGTGACGAGGTGGAGAAGGATGAAGCTGCAGCAACAGCTGCCAGCGTCGTCAAGGAGACTTCGTCGAAGATCGATGACTTCGGACAGAAGATCGGCCTGGCCCGCAAGGATGTTGCCGTCAGCGGCATCAAGCGTGGCAAGCGTTCCGACGTTCCTGCCTGGAGAAAGAAATACCAGACGCTCAACGTCACCGAGGACATGATGAACTCCAAGGACGACGTGATCTCCGAGCAGATAGAGTTCGACCCGTCGAAGCCATTTGTCGCCTACACCATTAAGGAGACACCGTGGTTCCGCAGGATGGTACCCGTGAAGGATAAGGACGGCAAGGTCATGCTGTTCCGCTCCCAGGAGGAGATGGAATCGGTGCTGCCGGTCTTCGAGGCCGCCAGCCAGGGATTCAAGGTGAAGGAGAACGACGGTCGCTTTGAGATTGTCAAGCGTGCCAGCACCGGCAAGGAGGTTGTGTATAGCGAGTTCGACACCAAGGAGGAAGCTGAAACCTACCTGAACAGTCCGGAAGGCGCCACGGCGCTGCTGAACCATAAGGTGCGCAACTACGAGTTCCCGCCGCTGGAGAACCTCACGCGCAACGGCATGAAGGACTGGCGCCAGGGACGTGACATCACCGGCCAGGACATGATCGACGAGTTCGGGTTCCGTGGCGGCGAGTTCGGCAACTGGGTAAGCGACTCAGAGCGCCAGCAGTTCCTGAATGTCGCCTACGACTCGCTGAAGGATCTTGCGGATATCCTCGGCGTCAGCCCGCGTGCGCTGTCGCTCGGCGGTGCCCTGAGCATTGCCTTCGGTGCCCGTGGCCACAGCAAGTACGTGGCCCATTACGAGCCTGGACGTGCCGTCATCAACATGACGAAGATGAAGGGTGCCGGCAGCCTGGCACATGAGTGGGCACACGCCCTGGACAACTACTTCGGTATGCTGATGGCCGGCCTGCAGCGCGAGCATGGTGGCAAGAACGAGCGCTACGCCACGGAGGAATACTATTCACGGTATGTACGCCCGGAGGTGATGGAGGCCTTCCGCGACGTCGTGAACGCGATGAAGAAGAAGACCGTCACGCGAGCAAAGGATACATCCGAAGCACAAGCACAGGTTGACGGCCTGAAGAAGAAGCTCGACGCAGAAGTCAGAAGACAGCGCGAGATCTTCGCCCGTGGCATCAACAAGAGAACATACAACCGTAGCGCCAAGCGTCACGAGTGGAACCACATCCAGCCGTCGGAGGAAGAGCTGCAGGAGTTCGACCGCCTCATTGCAGAGCTGGAGAAGGACCCGCACTGGAACTGGGATCCCGCCAAGCAGGGATGGCGTCTGACCGGCGAGAACGGACAGGCCCTCTACGAGCTATTGAAGAAATACGGTGAGGACAACAAGAAGGGCGGATACGGACCGGCACACAACGTCGGCTACTACCTGGGCAAGCTGAAGGCAGCTACAGACTACCTGAATGCAGCAAAGGCTGGGGAGAGCGAGACGGTGGCGATAGACACGGACTTCGCCAAGGGTTCCCGTCGTGCCGACTCAGGACGTGCCGGCGGCTACTTCGCGAAGACCATTGAAATGTTCGCGCGAGCATTCGAGACACACCTGGCAGACAAGATGGCAAAGGCCGGTAAGAGCAGCGACTACCTGACATACCGGAAGAGCGACATCTTCAAGACTCTGTACGGGTTCTCTGTCTATCCTGAAGGAGAAGAGCTGAAGGCTATCTCCAAGGCTATGGACAAGTTGTTCGAGACTATCGACGAGAAGGTCGACGACAACGGGAACACCGTTCTCTTTAGCGTGAAGGGTGATGACGAGCACCGGACTCCGATCTTCCAGTCCAACGCCGCCAGGGCCGTAGACGGCATCCGTCAGGAGAAGGCTACGCCTGAGCAATGGCTGAAGATGATCGAGAAGGGTGGTGGTATGAAGGCTGCCGAGGATAAGTGGACAGGACTCTCTGACTGGCTGAAGGGACAAAACAAGAAGTCTCTCACCAAGGAAGAGGTGATGGACTACATCCGTGAGAACCAGGTACAGGTGGAGGAGGTCAGCTATCAGGAAGGCGGCAATGTGGATTTAGTACGCCAGAAGTACCCAGACTGGGATGATGCCTTTGTTATTGACGAAGACTTTTTTGGCGAAGCAGATATCTACATTAAAGACTTTAAAAAAGCCGTTGACATCTTCAATAACGCTACCGGTTCTTCCATTAAGCTCGATCACGGAGAGATAACACCCCGCGAAAGCGAGGAGATATTAAAATTTGCCGAAGACGAAATGAGAAAAGGTGGTAACAATGCCATCAATCCCACTCGTCTGACTTATACCACCAAAGGCCTTGAAAACAAGAAAGAGATTGCACTGACGGTGCCGACGATTGAAAGTTGGAATAGGAGTGACGATGTACATTTCGGTGACGCTGGTGAAGGACGTGCTGTTGCCTGGGTACGCTTCGGTGACACGACGATTCCACGTAAGGACCCGGCAGCCCAGAAGCGATACGACGAAGCCCAAAAGGCATGGGATGACTTTGGCGGCAAGATGTACGATAAGTATGGTGCAGACTACCTGTACCACCTGAATGAAGCTGAGCAGCAGGAAAATGCAAGACTGCGTGAGGAAACGTACAATGCCCGCATTGCATTACGTGATGCTAATGCACCAGTCCGTGTACTTGTCATTGATGAGATTCAGTCGAAACGCCATCAGGAAGGCAGAGAGAAAGGCTATCGGGAAGAAGAGAATTTACCTGAGTTGAAAGCATCGCAGGATGCAGACAAGGCTTTCTATGATTATCAAAACTATTTGGAAGAAAAATATAAAGATAATCCTTCTCCTGATAATTGGACGCCAGAGGAAAGAGCCAAGAACGAAGAGCTGTCGGAAGCTGCAGGTAAGGCTTATGGTGCGCTAACGGATGCAAGGTATGAGTTTAGAAAGAAGAATAGCAGCAAGGTTCCTGCCGCTCCTTTCGAGAAGAACTGGCACGAGCTTGCTATGAAGCGCATGCTTCGCTATGCGGCTGAGAACGGCTATGACAAGATAGCGTGGACGAAGGGAGATCAGCAGGCAGACCGCTATGATCTTGCCAATGACGTCAAGAGAATCTATTCCTTCGAGCCTGGCGACTACGAGAAGAGCCATGGTGAATTCCGGAATATACAGATCGATTTCCCTGGTAACCAGGAACCTGTCATGATTAATATCGACAAAGACGGTATGATCATGTCTTCCGATATGAACGAGCTGCGAGGAAAGCATCTCTCAGATGCGTTAGGCAAGGAGCTGGCCAATAAGATCCTTTCTGACAAACCTGGCAAATACTACGATGGTGAAGATCTCCGCGTCGGTGGACAGGGCATGAAGGGCTTCTACGATAAGATACTTCCCAGCTTCATGGATAAGTACGGAAAGAAATGGGGAGTGAAGACCGGAGAGGTTGAACTTCCTTATGTCGAGGAGGCCGGCCGTAAGATGTGGGCTGTCGATGTCACTCCTGAGATGAAGGAGAGTGTCACAAAGCAGCCGCAAGTGATGTTCAGTATTGGTGGCGAAAGATCGGATAATGTGCGACGTGTTGACGATATGTCCGACAAAGACCGTGAGCAAATCAGGGTACGGCTTAGTAACGGCAAGGCAATTCCAGCTAAAGTAAATGTCATTACAAAGAGGGATGGGATGTCCGCTAGAAACGTGGCAATGGAATGGGCAAGGAAAAACATTCCTGAACCCAGAACTGTCAAGACTGAAATCGGAGATCTTGTCATTAACATCACAAGTATATCTGATTCTCTCGCTCATGGATTCAGCCAGGCAAAACTGGATGTCATACCTACGCTAATTCCAGCTTTTGAGAATGATTACGCTGTGTATATTGGAAGCGCTAACGATATTACAGGCAATCCAATTGTAGATCATTACTTTGCTTATCCAGTTGAATATAACGGGAACAGGCAATACGTATTCTGTCGTACTCGTGAAGATGTTAATACTCATAGGTTGTACATACACGAGGTGATAACGGGAGAAGACATAGAGAAAGGGCAGACCCTTCAAAGTGCTGCTCTCGAAAAGCCTCGCACAGGTCTGCCCCTGTATAGAAAAATCATTTCTGATATTTTCCAAGGCAAAGATACAAATAATTCTGGTAACTTCCAAGAAAATCCTCAAAAAAATGAGGATAATGCCGAAAATAGTATGCGATTCATGACCAGTGGACGTGGGTCGCGCGAGGACGCCGACAACGCCCAGGCACTCTATGAGACCGCATTGGCGAACTGGAAGCGCCGCAACGGCCTTCCTGCGGATGCCCAGGCACCGACGGCTGCAGACCGGCCCGTACACAATCCTGGCGACGACGTCATCGACTTCGCAAGAAAGCATGCCGAATACAGCCGCCAGGTAGCTCTCTGGCAGACGGCACCGAAGCTGGAGGACTACGAGAACCGTCGTCGTGAGAAGCAGGTGGTGGAGAATGCCATTGATGAGGCGCGTCGCTATCCTGAGAGCCAGGGTGCCAGGATGAACGTCATGGAGGCAGAGCTGGTACGCCTGCGCCATGCAGTCAGCCGTCAGCGCTCATACGACAAGGCCACCGTGAAGGCTGTCACCGACTTCGCCCAGGAGTTCATGCGCCAGGGTATGGCCGACAATATGACACGCGGTGAGATGGAGCGTGTGCTCAGCGCCGTTAAGAACGCCACCGGTGCCCGTGACATCAAGAAGCATGTGGACAAGGTCCTTGACATCCTTGTCGACAGCCACCTGCGCAGCCTCGACAACAGCATCTGGAAGATGGCAAGCGTCAAGGCGCTGAAGCAGAACGCCGTCGGCGTGGAGGTGCAGGGTCGCCTGGAGCTGAAGGGACAGCGTATGATACAGGCCTTCCGCGATGCTATCGGCACGAAGATGTCGGCCGAAGATCTCCGTGCACGCCTCGGTGAGATCGGCGACAAGATGTCCGGTGACCGTGAGGACAGCGAGATGTGGGAGCAGGAATACGAAGGTGTGAGCATCGCCCTGCAGTATGTCGACAATATCAACGGCAGCCGCCAGGAGTGGGAGAACCTGCGCCAGCAGTACAAGGATGCCGTCCGCGACTACCAGGCCAGCGGCCGCAGCTACGAGGCACAGCAGCAGCTCCTGGATGCCATCAACGAGAGCATGCGCGAGAACAAGATGGAGCGCATCGGCCTGTACCAGGATATCATCAGCCGTCTCGGCGGTAACATCGAGGAGAGCCGCGAGGGTGCGAAGGCATTTGTCGAGCAGGAGAAGGAGCGCGTGGCACGCATCCACACGCTTGCCAACTCCGACCTTGCCGGCAAGCCGATGGGTGCGATGAGGCAGTCTACGAAGATGTCGCGTCTCGCCAATGGTACGGCAGCACGCTTCTTCCTGTCGCCGCTGGCTACCTTCGAGCAGATGCTACGACAGTTCGGCAGTCGCAACGCCCGCGGCGAAGGCAACCTCTACAACCACTTCATGCGTAGCTGGATAGACTCCGTCGACAGGGAGTTCACCAATACCACAGCCGCCAAGGAAGAGCTGGATGCCAAGGCCCGCGAGGTGTTCGGAGGAAAGGTGGAGCGCTGGAGCGACCTCTACGACCTGGTGCGCAAGCTGCCGATGGCAGAGGTAAGCATCGTCGACCAGGGCGAGCCTAAGAACTATAAGCTCACACAGGGCAATCTGCTATATATCTACATGGCCGACAAGATGACAGACGGTGCAATGAAGCTCCGGGCCATGGGAATCACCAAGGAGGATGTCGACGAGATCAAGGAGATGCTCGATCCCCGCCTGGTGGCACTCGGCGACTGGCTGCAGGAAGACTACCTCGTGCGCAAGCGCGTGGAATATAATAAGGTACACGAGCGTATGTTCGGTGCCCCGATGGCAGCTATCGAGAACTACTTCCCGATCAAGGTGCTGGCTGACGCCAGGTACATCGAGGAAGATGTAGGCCTGCCGGAGATGGATCTGCTGCCGACGACAGTCACTGGCAGCATCATCAAGCGCCGCCGCAACTCGCTGCCGCTGGATATCCTGAACACCGATGCCCTGAGTCTTGCCATTGAGCATGTAGAGGATATGGAACACTGGGCAGCCACGGCGGAGTGGAATAAGGATGTGAACACACTGCTCAGCTACACCACCTTCCGCAACAAGGTGAAGAACATGACCACCGTCTACGGCAGCGGAGACCAGCTGTGGAATACCTTCAAGGCCGCTGCACAGATGGCTGCAGGCGAGTACAAGCCACGCGTGAAGCCCGGCAGCGTCGACAAGACTATCTCGAATATTGCGAAGGGTGTCACCGCAGCAAAGATCAGCTTCCGCGTCTACACCGCCTTCAAGCAGACCCTGTCGGCACCGGCATTCCTGCACGACGTGAACCTCGGTGACTTCGTGAAGTACGGAGCCAATCCCTACGGCTCCTGGAAGTGGGCGATGGAGAACATGCCGGTGTTCAAGAAGCGCTGGAAGTCTCGCCAGGCCGGTGATACCCGTCTGATGGACGACCCCACCGACTGGAAGCTCTGGAAGGAGAACATCGTCCAGCTCGCCAGCCGCATGGGTATGAGTCCCAACGCCCTCGTGGACGGCGTCACCTGCGCTGTCGGCGCTCGTTCTATCTACGAGTCACGACTGAAGAAGTACATGAAGATGGGCGCTTCGGAGGAGACGGCGAAGAGACGGGCACTGCAGGATGCTGAGATCGGCTACAACCTGACCCAGCAGTCGAGTGAGGGCGCCTTTGTTAGTGCTATCCAGAAAGACAGGACGCTGGCAGCGAATGCGCTGAGCGTGTTCCGCAACTCCTCGATGTCGTATACCAGACAGTGGGTGGACGCCGCCAGGAACCTGAAGCACCGCTTTGAGCCGGGCTACAAGGAAGACAGCATTGCCTTCATGACCCGCCAGCTGCAGAACGACCTCGGCCTCGATGCAGACCAGGCGCGAGCTTCGGCAGAGCAGGAATATGCACGTGCCGGACGTCACGAGGTTGCAAAGCTGCTGAACTTCATGTTCGGTGTGACCTTCGCCTGGAACCTCGGTGCCAGCCTGCCATACCTCCTCATCGGCGACGACGACGAGACGAAGAAGCAGATGTTGGAGGATGCTGCGATGAAAGCTCTCTTTGCAGGCCCGACGGAAGGATTCGCCTCCGGCAACATCTATTCCGACCTCATGGGTCTCGCCACTAATGAGCAGGTGCGCAAGGCATACGGCTCCGACGGTGCCTGGGGTGCCTTCTCGCAGGGCCTCGACAATATTGGCGACTACGACATCAACCCGCTGCCGCTGATGGCCGACATCAGCAGGCTGATCGGCAAGATGAAGTACGACGGCTATGCCGCATCCCAAGAGGTGTTCAATATCTGCATGCAGAGCGCCGTCGGCGTGAACCCGCAGACGTTCACCGACATGTGGAATGCCTGCATGGACTACGCCGCTCCCGCCTGGGACGGCACGTCGTACACCTTCGAGGCGAAGAACATGGCGCGTGCAAAGGAGATTGCACTCTTCTTCATGCGCATTGCCAATGCTCCCACCAGCTCCTGGCGCAACAAGTACATCGACGAGCTGCAGATGACAGCCGAGGATGCGCAGAAGCTGCCGTACGACGAGCTGGCGAAGCGCTATGCACACTACAAGCACTGGAAGGATGTTCCTGTCGCCGGCTTCTTCCGCAGCAAGGAGGGCCGCGAAGAGAAGATGGGCAAGATCCGGGAGCAGTTCGACAAGGCCGTTGAGGAGCGCATGTCACGTCTGACGGACGAGGAGCTGCAGGATAACCTGGAGAGATCTACCGACTCCGAGGAGCGCCGGAAGATTGCGAAGATCATCCATGAGCGCATCATGGGTAGCGGCGACGACATGAAGAAGCCGAAGACCGACTGGCAGCGCCAGTATCAGAAGTGGATGACCTACGAGGATATCCGCGACGCCGAGCTGCTGTCGAAGGTGAAGACGGAGGCGAAGGCTGCCGGCGACAAGAAGACTGTCGACATGATCGGCAAGACCCAGAAGAAGATCACGGAGATCAAGAAAAAGCTGATCACCGGCGACCAGCCTGGAGAGGAGATGATGGAGCAGATACGCGACCTTCGCAGACAGGCCCTGGAGAAAACGAAGAACTACAATGTTAATAATGAATAGTCTATGACAACGAAAACAAAACTGATCCCGATGAGCAAGGCTACGGGAAAGATGAGTCGCAGGGAGAAGGCCGAGGCCGGGCGCGAGATGGACAGCGTGAAATATTCGCTGGACCGTCAGGAGCGCCGCGGCTTCGACGTGCTGATGATGGGATACCGCTACTACAGCAACCTGTCGAACTACCGGAAGGAGCGCGACAGGAACAAGCGTTATACCTATGGTGACCAATGGGGAGACCTGGTGGAGGTCGGCTGCTGCGGCCAGACGATGACGGAGGGTGATAACATCCGTCAGCAGGGAGCGATTCCGCTGACACAGAACCTCATCAGAAGGCTTGTCAGGAATGTGCTGGGCGTATACCGGGGACAGGACAAGGAGCCGACGTGCACGGCCCGCGACCGCGATGAGCAGAAGCTGGGCGAGACGATGTCGACGCTGCTGCAGTACAACAGACAGATGAACCGCATGACGGAGCTGGACGGCCGCAGCTTCGAGGAGTTCTTGATTGGCGGCCTGGTGATGCATAAGAAATGGGCCGGCTGGTGGAACGGACGCTTCGACTGCTGGACGTCGTATGTGCCGCCAAACAGCATCATCCTGGATAACAACATGCGCGACCTGCGCGGATGGGATGTGAGCTGTATCGGCGAGATCCATGACATCTCCTTCAACGACCTCGTCCATGAGTTCGCGAAGAGTCCGGATGACTACGTGCGTCTCCGTGATATCTACCAGGCTGCACGCAATCCGCAGAACATCGTCGACAACTGGCAGCAGTTCGGTCATTCCTCGCTGAGCAATATCGACTTCTTCTTCGCACCCAATGTGACCACGTGCCGTGTCATCGAGATCTGGCGCAAGGAGACTAAGCCCCGCTATCGCTGTCACGACTACAACAACGGCGACTACTACAAGATAGAGATAGAGGACTACCAGGCCGAGGTGTTAGACGAGAACCAGCGACGGATGCAGCAGGGTACGGCGGCCGGCATGGCACCGGAGGAGATTCCCATTATCGAGGCTGAGTGGTTCATCGACTCATACTGGTACTACTACTACCTGACGCCGTTCGGACACATTCTGGGCGAGGGAGAGTCGCCGTACGAGCATAAGAGTCACCCGTATGTGTTCAAGGCATACCCGTTCATCGACGGCGAGGTGCACTCGTTCGTCGCCGACGTCCTGGACCAGCAGCGATATACCAACCGCCTGATTACGCTGTACGACTTCATCATGCGCACATCGGCAAAGAACACGCTGATCATCGACAAGGACAGTATCCCGGACGACTTGCAGCTCGACGATATCGCCGACAGCTATGCCCAGGTAGGCAGCGTGATTGCACTGAAGCTGAAGGACGGCCAGCGGCCTCCCACACAGATCTCCGCGAACTGCGTGAACATCGGCATCGGAGATCTGCTCAACCTGCAGCTGAAGTTCTTCGAGGATATCTCCGGTGTGAACGGTGCGCTCCAGGGCAAGCCAGGCTATTCCGGTACGTCAGGACTGCTGTATGCTCAGCAGACGCAGAACGCCACCACGTCGCTTGTCGACATGCTGGAGAGCTTCTCGTCGTTCGTCGTCGACGCTGCATACAAGGATGTCAAGAACATCCAGCAGTTCTATGATGACGAGCGTATTATCAACATCGCAGGAAAGAACAACATCGTGCTGAGGGATCCCAGCAAGATCCGTGACGTGGAGTTCGACTTCAGCATCGTGGAGAGCCAGTCGTCGCCGGCATACCGTCAACTCGCCAACAGCTTCCTCGTGGAGATCTGGCGCAGCGGTCAGATCAACCTGAAACATATGCTGGAGGTTGGCGACTTCCCCTTCGCGGACCAGCTGTTGCAGATGATTGCCAGCGAGGAGGAACGGGCCGCCCAGGGACAGCCGCAGCAGATGGTGCCGCCGTCCCAGCAGTCACCGGAGCTGCAGCAGCAGATTGCCGACTGGCAGCAGCAGAACGGAGATGCCAGCACCGACAGCAGGCTTACAAGACTGCAGAACATGCTCGCCGCATAGGATGCCTATCCGGGAGAGATATTGGAATGAAGAAAAGGAGCCAGGACGGCTCCTTTTTTGTTGTTACCTTTCCTTCGGCTTGAAGGAGAAGAAGCGGGCGAGGGGAGAGCGGCGCTGCTTGCGCATGGCGGCCTTCGCTCTCTGGCGTCGCTCGAAGCATGCCTGGCGCCAGTGGTAGAAGTCGCGACGCTTCTCGGCGATACCGGCCTTGGTGAGGGCACCAGAGCCGTTGCCGTGAGCGGTGTAGTAGAAGGACTTCTCCGCCAGGGACTGCAGTGTGATGCTGTAGTCGAGGCGGTTCGCCTTCTTCAGGGCGCGGAAGCGTGAGCGGTCCATGACGAGCAGGAGTCCGTCTGTGGCTCCTGCGACAACATAATAGCGCTGGCCGTCGCGGGCATGGTACTCGTCGGCCATCTTCACGGCGTTGCAATAGTCAATGGTGGATTTGCAACGAACGATGATGGATTGGAATTTGTCGATGATTTTCATATTCATTGGTTTTGGGTTGTTGCTAAATGATGGTGGACTCGTTGCGGACGGCAGAGCGGTGGGTGTACTGGCGTGTCCGATGACGCTTAAAGACCTTCGGCAGGTCCATTTCGCGGAAGCAGATGTGCAGGCCGATGGCACGCGTCATCAAGAGGTCGTCGTGCTTGCCGAGGATGGCACCGAAGGCACCGTTCTTCTTGCGCTCGTACGACAGGTATTCATCCAGGCAGCGGTCGTCACGCTCGCAGTACAGCTGTTCGCGTACGCACTCGACAAGCGTGGAGATCACCATTGGCTTCGTGGCGACATTGGTGTGGAATCCATACTTCCTCGGTGCCTCCTGGCGTATCTCTGCCTCCGACTGCTTACGTGCATAGAGGTTGTCGTACTCGTGGCGTATCTGGTTCAGGATAAACTCCGACTGGTCGCCGTCGACAAAGCGGTCGCGATCCTTCGTCTCCAGGGTGTTCGACTCGATGACGAGCAGGGCGTGGTCGTACCACTCCGCTATCTGTGCCGACTTCCATGCCAGCAGGTCCATATCGATATGGCCGTACCACTGTGCCACCACCTCCGGCTTGCCACCGTCTATCATCCAGTAGCGGTCGAAGACGACGATGACGGACCAGTCGGCCTTGCGGCTGCGTCCTCCGATGTCGACGACGACCAGGTAGCGGTCGGAGACGCCCTCCTCCTCGTCGATCTCCGGCTTCTGCCATATCCACAGCTGTCCCTGGCGGTCGGCGGCGAAGTGGAGGTCTGTCAGCGAGTCCTTTCCCTTCGGCTCCTTGCCGACGAGTGCGCCGATGAATTTCGGTGCCCGGCATCCCACCTTGAACTTGTTGACGTTGTACTGGTCGAATACGCGGTTGCCGCTGTAGATGAATGCCTCGACATCGTCGGAGGGTGCCTCCGATGCCATGTCGGCATGGTCGTGGTAGGTGGCACGAGTCTCGATGTACCACAGCAGTGCCTCGAAGGTAGCTCCCAGCTCCCACAGGTACCAGTAGTACTTTCCGGACTCCTCGCGGTCGGAATTGGTGTTGTCGTTGTAGCGGTTGTCCCACAGCCACTTTGCGACAGCCTCCTCCAGCTGTTCCGTGGTGGCGTCTTCCCGGACATCCAGCCACGGCATGATGAACATGACGTTCTGCGCAGTGAGGTCACGGCGGCAGTCGTAGTTCTCAAACCATGGCACGAAGACTGCGTCGAAGGGCGACCGCCCGGCCTTTGCATCGTCATACTCCTTCTGGAAGAAGTTGCCGCTGCCGTTGGGTGTGGACTCATAGACTATCATGAACCACTTCGCCAGGAGCGTACCACCGATGGCCGAGCGCACCATTTGTTCCGGTGTCTTGTTCTCCGTCTTTTCCCACAAGGCAACCTCCGAGCAGTGGATAAGCGTCGAGTCACCACCACGGACGGAGTTCGGGTTCTTCGCCGAGCCGATCTTGATCTTACACTTACGCTGCGGCACGATGCGGATGTTCGGAGAGATGGTGCCGACGAGCTTCGACTCCTTCGGGTTGAACGACTCTCCCTCCTGGTATAGCAGCTCCGTGGGGTACTGGTTCAGCATGTTCTCGAACATGCCGAAGATCTCCGTGGAGGCATCCTTCTGGTTACCGACGATGAGGCTGTTGGTACCGATCTTCTGCACGAGCTGTATCCACATCATGTACATCTGTGTGACCGTGGAGCCTCCCCACTGTCTGGATTTTGCAATGATGACGCGGATAGGGCGTCCCTCCTTGCGCCGTCGCTCGAAGACCTCCACCAGGCGACGCTGCGGCCGGTTCAGGTAGAAGTGGATGTCGTCGCCCTCTCCCTTCGGCTTGATCATCACATACAAAAATGCCCAGAAGCAGAAGTCGTACTTGATGCGCAGGCGATTGAAGGAATTGATGATGGTATCCTTTGCTTCCTGGGAGTATTCCGGAAGGACTCCTTCTTCGTCGTCATCAAGCAGCTGCTGGTAGAACTTCTTGATAGAGCCGGCCTCGACAAGCTGCCGGACCATTGGCTCGCTCATCATCTCCACAGGCAGCCACAGCGTCTTCAGGGCGAAGTCGTTAATGGTGACCTTCGCCCTCTCTCCGACGCATCCCTCACCGGTGACGGGATTGAAGACGGCACGTAGCGCCTTGTTGCGTCGGCGGTTCTCGTTGACGATGGCGCGTATCTCCTTCTTCATGGTGGCGGGGTGTTGTTACGATGCCGTCGTAGCATGCTAAGCGGCAGGGCAAGGAGGAAGCAGTATAAATGTAGTACGTTGTTGCAGTTTGGAAACGCAAAGCCGACGAAGATGTACGCCAGGACAGTGAGGATGTACGGTCGTGGCTGCGCCACCTGGGGGATGATGAGTGCCATCAGTGCGTAGTTGATGCCGCTCAGACCCACGGTTATATTCGTTGAGAGCTGAGAGCTGAGAGCTGCCAGCTGTGTCACCGGGAATGAGACAGCAATAAGATAGGAGAGGAGGAGCTGTCGCGGCGACACATCATAGAGGAACACCGCAGACAACAGTACATACATATTCAGCCCGGCATGCAGGATGTTCGCATGCAGGAATGGATACGTCATGCGCTCTGCCAGGGAGCAGCCGGCATGCAGTCCGTAGGTGGAAGCCGGCATGGCGATGCTGAGCACTATGATTACTGCCCCAGCAAGAAGTGCCGCAGCCTTCGTTTTCTTTCTTCGAAACATTCTTTTTTTGCTCTCTGAATGATGACATACGCCGACTGGCGGGTGAGATAGAACTTCGGCGCCGGGGAGTTGACGACCTTGAAGACAGCATCTGTGATGGTCATGCCTGGCTTTCCCTCCCGCAGCTCAACCACACGGCGGTAGATCTCCTCGTACATCTCTCGCTTCGTGGCCGTCCGGATAGTCGGTGTCTTACCGGCGAGCATCTGGCGCACGATGCATGTCGCCTGCTCCTCCGAGCACCAGAAGCGTTCTGCCGGCGACTCCACGGCACGTCTGATGATCTCACGCCAGTACAGTGGCGTCGGCGAGTCCATTACCTTCCGGTATGCTCTTAGGAGCGCCCGGTCACGGTCTTTGATGTAGTCAGGTTCTGTTCCGTGTTTGCGCATAGATTTCCTCCTTCTTTCTCAGCGTACGACACAAAGTTACGAAATAGTTGAGAATTAAGCGTTAGATCG